GTGTTCGTATACCTCTTTTCCCAGAGATCGGAAAACGATCAGAAGACTTTAAACAACCCTCAATATTTAATTAAGGATGAAATGATGAAACAGTATCATAACGGTCAGCGCAAAGGTATGATGTACGGTGGTAACACCCGTAAGCCTATGATGTATGGTGGCAAGGCAACCAAACCTCGTAAGAAAATGCAAATGGGCGGCAATACCATGTCTGCTCCTCAACAAAAACAACCTATGGCTGCAACGTCTCCAATGATGCCAGTGTCACCTATGCCAACTTCTCAGCAACGAACTCCAATGGCACTTGGTGGCAGAGCAAAGCTAGGTGACTTGAATAAAGATGGTAAGATGTCTGGTTATGAAACAGCCCGTCAAAATGCTATCGAAAAGAACATGAAGAAGACAAAGAAAGCCTAAATAAACTTTCCAGACTTCTCCATCATTTCATCTGCCATAGACCGTAGATAACGCAACAGGGATGCTATTGAGTGTGCACCTTCATACTCTGGCATCCCTTTGTTCATTGCTGATTCGAACTCGTGAGGTGGCACACCATCCCATACCAGTTCGACATGTCCGTCTTGATTCAAGTACGCTGTAAATTGAAATAGGTTAGCCTTATGCTGCTTCTTTGCCATTGACAGTCTCTAGTTCTTGTATTGCTAGGTTGTAACAGTCAGCTTTGAAAACAAAGCCGTTGGCAGGATCAACATCACCCACCTGATATTTAGTTGCCTTTTTATAATAGTCTGCTTTAGGTATTTCTCCAAGTATCCACGCCTTACTATAATCAGTAAGGATACGGACAAAGACATAGCTATCGCAGTCCTGTTTCGTACCGTGTGCCGCCACAGAACAATCGTAGTTAGGTGAAGGGGTTGTGTTGCACCGTTTAGTCTTTACGTCAACACGTCGGTTTCCTACCATCAGGTCGTAATCCTTACTGTTGGCTTCAATACCGCCAGTGTAATCCTGTACGATAATCTCGCCAATAGCACCGACAACATTAGATAGGCTACCAGTTATGCTGCCCTGTAGTACCCCTACAGAGGCGGCTTTCTTTTTGGCGCGACGAATAATCTCAGGTGTTATTTTTACTTGGATCATAGATACCCTCTTTAGGTAGGAAGACCATAACAAACGAACCACAGCTAGGGCAAGTCAAATTTGTTTCCATGCAGTATTCTTCGTCTTCGTGATCTATATCGTGGTCTGCACCCCACACCAATTCGTGTTTACAATGCCAGCAGTTCAATTGCTTTCTCCTTACTTATCTTAAACCATTCGCCACGACGCTCGACAGATTCAGCCTCAAACTTACCTAGCAGGTCGGTTTCGGTAGCATGTCTGTCCTCTGTCTTTACAGATTTAACTATGGTGTAGTCCCGAAAGGGTGATGATGTTTGGTAGTTGGATAACCTGTCGGTTGCAATTGCCGCCTTACCAACCTTCACCCACTCAGGCCACGCTGGGTTCATAATCAAGTACACTTCCCCTTCAGATGTCTTTTCAATCTCGCTATGCGACCAAGCATCATCTAAGGACTTGTACTTTCCCGGTTTATGTAAAGGGCTTTTCTTAGATATTTCTTTACCATTTACATACATACGCAAGGAATCCCGACGCTTTACGGCATCAGGATTATCCTTGTAGTACATAGGCTTTCCTGTGTACGGATTTGGGTCGAAGCGATTAGGCACTTTCATCCTCTTTTGGTAAGCCTTCAAAACTATCATACTCAGTGTTTTCTTTGTCTATGGTTTTTTCAATTAGATGTATCAGCCCTTCGTTGATAAGTAACTTCTTTGCTTCATCGTCACACTCAAACACTACAGTGGCTGAACCATTTTCGTGTTCGATGTATTTTTCTACTTTAATAGATGCTACCATTGCAATACTCCTATTCAGTAATTATACGCTACAAACGATAAGTACGGCCTATAATTTGCAGCGTATATTACTACGCCGCACTCAAATCCACAACTTCACAGACTCCAGCCGTACAAGCCAGTTCCCGCGAACCACTAGTATTATCTTCTTTTTCGAACTCTGTTAACTTGTTCCAGTCAATATGGACATTTTTGTACATCCGTTCCCATTCAAGGTATTCATCTGGTTCGATGTCCTGATAAGGAGCCTGTTGATAGGTGTGGTCACTATGCGGCAAGAACGACACGCCAGATGCAACGTCAAAGTTCTTGTACACCCACGCACCGACTTCCATCCACTCGTGCTCCTTAACCGACACGGTGATAGATGGTTTGTGTTCGCACCAGTGAATCGCATATGTCTTCCACAGTTCTAGCTGTTCGATAGCGGTAGTCTGTGTACGAGTTACGGCACCATCAGGAGATTTCATCGGGAAACTAAAGACTGTTGTAGAGTCCGGCTTCATCATGTCACGCTCGTGATGTACACCGCTTTCGATGAGGAACTGTGTCAACGGGTCTTTGTTGTCACCACGAACCGTACGAATGAAATAATCATTGTGCCGTGCGTGAATACCACTAGCCGCGTCCACGAGTTGAGATACAGTACCCGATGGCTTTACACAAGTGATTGCTGCACTCTGAGGTATTCCAAGCATGTTCGCAAATTTCTTGTTGGTATCTACGGCTACCTGACGCATTTCTTCTAGCCAACGCTTGCTGTCTACGTTCTTTGAAAGCACGTGATGATCCATGATACCAGTCAAGGATACGCCTAACAAACGCTCTTCCTCTGTGTTGTCCTTCCATATCTTCCTCAAATATTTAAAGTCTGTTAAGGTAGATTGCAGAGTACCTAAGATGGTTGCGAGGCGAACCTTACGCTTCAAATCATCTAGCGAGTCGGTTTCACGAACCACCACCTCTGACAAGTTACAGAACTGGTAGCCACGCAAGATAATCTCAGAGCAGGGATTTGTACCCCACATGTGGCCTTGCTCACGGCGTCCGTTGCGACCGACTTGCTTGTCTGCCGCCTCACGGTTGAACATACCACGCTCACCAGACTTGCTATCATACAGGGCAAGCCATTCACGCATGAACGTACCCATCTCAGGCTTTTGCTTGTAAGCTACAGAATTGTTTGCAAGCGCACGTTGTGGTTCACCTTCCCACCACATACCTGACTTAGCGTGTGCCATCTGATCATCGTTTAAGTTAGATAAACTAATCAGAGCAGAGCGGCGTACACCACCGACAACCACAATCTCACCAATCTTACACATCAAGTCGTGGCATTCGATAGGAAACAACCGACGCCCTTTAGCTTTCTTGAATGTTTCGACAACAAAGTTAAACAGGTCTGCAAGAGGCTGTGGGCCTGATGCACGTCCGCCCATAACCTTGAGGCGTTCACCTGCAGGACGAACCTGAGACATGTCCAAGAGGGAACTTGCCCAGCATAGAGCAACGCAATCAGTTCGCGCAAAGCTTTTGCCCATCCCGGTTTGCTATCGCCCACTCTAATTACAATATCTGAACCACCAAAGTTGTCAGACACAACAGGAAGCTTGTCAACGTTTTCCCGTTCAACGCTGAAACCAACACCCGTACCACACATCAATATGTACATACACTCATCAAACGCACGGGGGCTATCAACAGGAATGTAGCTACAATTGTAACCACAAATATTGTCACGAGCCAACGCTGGCCCTGCTGTCATCATTGCTCTCATGGATGGCATGACATCAAGGCTCAAGATACCTTCACGCAACTCGTCGGTTACCTTCTTATCTAGCTTGACATTGCACTTCCCTTGAATCTGGTTTTCCATGAAACCGACGTATCGATCCACAGTCTCATCCCAGTTTTCACGGCGTTGTTCATCATCTAGCCAACGTGCATAGCGTGACTTGTGAATGAATTGTTGATATGGTGTTGGTAACATGTTGCTCATGTCTTATTCCTCTTCTAATGTTTCGATCAGTTTGTTGAGATACCACTGGGCTTTTTCAAGGTCTTGGATTCCGTTTTTGTATCGGTATCGCCAGAGGTATTTGATGATGTTTCCTTGCAGGTAGTATTGGAATCCATCGTCTGTCGCCGCCGCGATTGCGTCAACGCATTCGATACCTGCTTGATTGTAGTGTGGCGGACTATTGACAAGATCTATTCCCCCGTATGCTTCTTTGCCAGCATTCTCTAGTTGTTCCAAACGCTTCATATAATCTTCGTGTCTCATCGGTTATCTCCATCACCAGATAACTTACCACGTTCCTTACGGCTTTGCAACTTCTTTAGGTTAGCTTCTGCAATAGTTTGCAGGTCGGTTTCAAGAACTTGTGCCATAGCCGCAACGTACCACAAGACATCTCCTAGTTCGTCACGAAGATCGTTTATCTTGTACGGCAATTCTTCAGGGGTATATCCGTCGCGTACAAACTTCTTGACTTTGTTGGCTATTTCGCCAGCCTCACCAGCCAAACCTAACGCTGTATAGATATAACCGTCTCTTTCAAAAAAGATAGCTGTACGCATTGCTTGTTTTTGATATTCATTTAAGTTCATTGCATCTTCCCAAAGTCTACTTTAATTACGTTACCTTCAACCTGCTTAGTTAGCTTCGGATCATCGATCTCAGCTTCTTCCATCATTTGTTGACCAACCAACTTGAATTGAATAGACGCCACGCCTCTGTCGTATACATCGTCAGTATGAAAGCGGATCAAGTCCAACACACCTTCTTGTACAACCATTGCAGACGTAAAGTCTTCGTCTTCCTCATAGGTATTGTCAGTTGTGTCATAGGCAGACAAGGTAAATTCATTGTCACCTGTCGATCTGAGAATGATATAGTATCTGTCCGGCAAAAGGGACATCACTTCCGCATTCTTGTGCATTTCTTCATCGTCTGTCATTTTTTATACCAATCTGTTGGAATTGAGCCTTCAGCCCATATAAAATCATATCGTTCACACCATGCAGCATACGTCGTCTTACTACCTTTGTAAATCTTATTCGACGCCCGAAGAAACACAAAACGAATATCCAACTCTGGGTGTTGCCTCTTTACAAGCAACATCTTAACCCTGTCGTCTTTGGTCAGGTGTCCCTTTGCCTCAACGTATATGTCGCTTTCAGGTAGATAAAAATCGGGTGTGTAATTACGAGGTTCAGGAATATATTGGAATTTAGATTTTTCGTATTCAAATGGGACTTTATTATCTGTAAGTATTCTAGCTAAATTAAGTTCAAATTGTGATCTGTACCCTGCTTTTTTCAAAACTCTAGCCCTATCGATTGAAATCTTTTTATCAAGTACCCTGCCAGTTTTGGGGATAGTCTTTCGATGTTGGTAAGTTCTGTTGTTAAAGGGTGCATCGGCACACATACATAAGCCCCGCTAAATGCTGTTCTACTGATT